CTGCCTCGCCGTTGTATGGAGTTGTTAGATCAGTTGAGTTTGCCAGGTATGGCATAAATGGCAACGGCTGCATTTCCAACCCTTATCACCAACAACATCGCAGCACTTAAAGCTGATGCAAACCTTGCTGGCGTTCGCATCTATGACGGGCCTGAAATTGACGAGGCTTGGAACGGTAGCTCAATTGCAATCGGTCACGATGGCACAGATGATGGCGATATAGAAGCGGCAACAATTCGCAACTCGTACGACCAACTTGGCGCAAAGAAAATGTTTGAAGATGGCACCGTCAATTGCTCATTGTGGGCATGGGATGGCGATACCAACATCACAACCCTTCGCGGCCTTGCTTATCAATTACTTTCAAAGGTGGACACAGTTATCCGCCTCGACCCTTCATTTTCAGGTGCTTGTCTTTACTCAGGGCTTGAAAGTAACAATCCTGCTTATCGTCAAACAAATGCGGGCGCAGTTGTAATTATTAACTTCACCATTGCTTACCGAGCAAGAACATAGGAGATAAAAATGGCAAAGATTAGAAACATATCGCCCTTGGGTGATGTGGATGTTCCTGCGTTGGGGTTATCGGTCAAGGCAGGGGAAACAATAGAAGTAAGCGATGAGGCAGCAGCTTCATTGTTAGAACAAACAGAAAATTGGGCGCCAGCGGATAAGGCCGCAGCATCCATTACCCCTGCAACACCCGAAATAGGAGAATAATATGGCAATTGGATCAGGTATCGGCTCCCAACTAGGGATTGCAACCGAATCAACATTTAACACACCAGTAACAGTTACACGCTTTTATGAATTCACTTCAGAAAGCCTGAACTACCAAAAGAAGATTGCAGTTGGCATGGGCCTTCGTGCAGGCGGGCAACTTCCGCGCTCACAACGCCGTGTTGTAACTACAACAGATGTTTCAGGTGACTTTGTAATGGACCTACCAACACGCGGTCTAGGTTTAGTTCTAGCTCATGCGATGGGTTCATTTCCATCACCAACAACAGTTTCTTCAGGTGTCTATTCATACACAATGACACTAGGCGATGTTGCAGGCAAATCTTTCACATCTCAGGTTGGCGTTCCTCAATACGGTGGAACTGTTACACCTAAGACTGTCGGCGGTTGCAAGATTCAAAACTTTGAATTGAGCGTTGGCAACGGTGAAATCGCAGTAGGTAAGTTCAACATTGATGGTGCATCATTTACTACAGGAACTGCACTTGCCACCGCTTCATACTCTGCAGCAACAAACCTATTCCACTTCGCACAAGGTGCGCTGACAGTTGATGGTTCAGCCGTTGCAAACATCAAGGATTTCTCACTCACAGTGGACAATGTTCTAAAGGCTGACCGCTACAACTTAGGCGCTGCCGGTATCAAGTCAGAGCAGATCATCAACGGATTCCGCAAGGTTTCAGGCAAGATCACTGCAGAATTTACTGACACAACATTGCTCACAAAGTATCTCAGCGATGCAAGCCTTGCACTATCGCTTACATTTACAGGTGCAACAATTGCAAGCACATACAAGGACACATTGACAATTACAGTTTCAGCCGTCAAGTTAGATGGCGAAACTCCAAAGGTCGGCGGTCCAGGAGTTGTTGATGTGAACTTCACATTTGAGGCATACGACAACGGAACAGATGCACCTTTGACAGTGTTTTATCAGACAGGCGATTCAGCCCTCTAATGTCAGATGAACTCAGGATTGATGACAAGGAATTCATTGCCTTTTTCAAGGCAGTTGCCCAAGTTGATCCTGATTTAAAAAAAGCACTGCGCAAAAAAATGACTGCACTTGCTAAACCAATTGTTCAAGAAGTTCGTGCTGCTGCCTTAGCCATTCCATCTCGCGGGGGAGAGGTGGCTGGTATGCGTAAGAAAAAAGGTGAGCTGCTTGGACTTCGAGCAGGTCTTGCCACTGCAACTAAGTCAGACATTAGCACCACGGGTAGAGGCGCAGTCATGCACATCCGTGTTTCAACAAGTCGTTTCTTGTCAGTTTCAGGCAGACCGCGAACAATTCCTTATTACATGGAAGGTCGGCGCAAGCGAAAATGGCGCCACCCTGTATTTGGAAATAAAGAGTTTTGGGTTGAGCAAGCCTCTCATCCATTCTTATCAGAAACAGTCATAAAACGCAGAGATGAATTCGCTGACGGTTTAACAGATGCCGTCAATGAAACATTAGAACAATTAGATCACAAAATAAACTAGGGGGAAACAATGCCATTTATCATCCGAGACAAGACCTATCCGTTGCCAAAAGAAGATAATCAACCGGCGCCAACAGGTAGCGAGATTATTGCAATTGAAGAACATTTTGACCTTGACGGCTTGACCTTGCTGACAATTTTAGGCGATCAAGAACCAAGCCATCTCAAGGGTTACTCCAAGACAAAAGCACTTTATGCACTTGCTTGGATTTGCATGACTCGTGGTGGGGAAGTTCTTTCAATTCAAAATGTGCTTGATGATTACTCGGTGGATGAATTTACGGTTGAAGAACAACCAGTAAAAAAAGAACGAACCGCCGATTAGTTCGCGGCGGTAGTTACCAAAAGATTAGAGATCACCTACCTCTTTTGTGCCACACATTTCCTGGTATCACACCATTGAATGTGTGGGACATAGAGATGGAGATCATCAATGACCTTATCAAAGCGGCGCAACAACTCAAGGAGACATAATGGGTAAAGACACATCCTTAACGGTTAGCCTCTTTGGTAAAGACATTTCATTCAGTTCAGCGATGGATAAAGCTGGCAAGAACGCAAAGACTGCTAGTGATCACATCAATGATGCGGCAAAGAAGGCCAGCGCTGTTCTTGTAGGACTCGGTGGCGCCGCTATCATGGCTGGCAAAGCTGCTGCAGAAGATGAACAATCTGCTGCATTACTTGCAAACACGCTGAAAAATGTCACTGGCGCAACAGATGCACAAATCAAATCTACTGAAGCCTACATTTCCAAGCAGACCCTTTCTTCAGGTATTGCAGACGATAAGTTGCGCCCTGCGTTGGCACGCCTGACAACATCAACAAAAAATGTAACAGAGGCGCAGAAACTTACAAACCTTGCGATGGAAATCTCAACGGCAAAACATTTAGACCTTGAGACTGTTGCAAACGCCCTCGGAAAAGCCCACGATGGCAACCTTGGTGCATTGAAAAAACTTGGCATTTCACTTGATGAAACAACTGTCAAGAACAAAGACTTTGAAGGCGCTATGAAACAACTGGGCCAAACCTTCAAGGGATCATTGCAAGCCAACGCTGATACTGCCGCTGGAAAGTTTGCACTCTTCCAAAACTCTATGAATGAGGCAAAAGAATCACTTGGCGCAGGATTGCTGCCAGTGATGAAAGACTTTGCAGACATCATCCAAAAGATTGCGCCATTCTTGACCGAACACGCAGACATCATTGGCAAGGTTGCCATCGGTATCGGCGCCCTCGCCGCCGCCGTTGTGTCTGTCAATATGGCAATCAAGGTTTATGAGGCATACACAAAGGCAGCGGCAGCGGCTCAGGTAATCTTCAACGCCGTCATGTCATTGAACCCAATCGGTCTAACTGTTATTGCCCTTGCAGCTCTTACCGCTGGCCTAGTTATTGCCTACAAGAATTCAGAAACTTTCCGCGACATAGTAAATGGAGCCTTCAACGCCGTTAAGAATGTTGCAAAAACTGTTGCCGATTTTGTGGGAACAGTCTTTTCAACTGTCTTTGGAATTATCAAGGCTGACATCAACCTCATCATTCGCCTCGTGAACATGGCAATCAACACCCTGAATAAGATCAACTTCAAGGTGCCTGATTGGGTGCCAGGTATCGGCGGCAAGGGTTTTGATGTCAATTTGCCAACAATTCCAATGCTTGCAAATGGTGCAGTGGTCAGCCGTCCAACCCTTGCCATGATTGGTGAAGCCGGACCTGAAGCCGTAGTTCCTCTTGGTCGCGGTATGGGTATGGGCATGAATGTCTCAATCCATGTTGCAGGATCAGTCATTGCTGAAAAAGATTTAGCCGTCAAGGTTCGTAACGAAATTGCTCAGTTGATGCGCCAAAAAGGTGCAAATGTAGCTTTGTTGGGGATTTAAATGGCAGCATTTGACGGAAGCAACGCACCAACAATTGCAGTCCAGTTTTACAAATCAGGAACTTGGACATCGGTGACATCAACAGATGTGCGTGAAATTGCAATCAAGCGTGGTCGCACCCGCCCTGATCAAAAAGATGATGCAGGCACTTCAACTGTTGTATTTGATAACAACAGTGGCTATTACGACCCTGACTATACGGGCGCAAGTTCGCCGTGGGTTGTAAGCAGTGCAAGCATCTTGCGAGCAGGTCTGCAGATGCGCATCGTTGCCACATGGTCATCAACTGATTACATCTTGTTCAACGGCTACCTAGAGAGCAACACAGTAAATCAAGGCTTTGATGCAACCGCCTCAATGACTTTTGTGGATGGAATTGCATTTATTGCCAAGGCAGTTGCACCTGCTCTTTCAACTGCATCATTTGCTGAAACCGCTGCAACTCGCGTTGGTCGGATGCTTGATTACGCTTCATGGTCAGCATCTGCACGATCATTGACAGGCTCATCCTCGCTACTTGCCACCAGTCAAAATGCCAATTGCATGGACATCATCAACCAATGCGCATCTGCCATTGCGGGTCGTTTTTATGTATCTCGCACTGGCGTTGCCACCCTTGTGCCTTTGTCTGACAAGTTCTCACGACCAACACAATTGCTCTTTGATGATTCACGAGCTGCAAACACTGTTGAATACGATGCCCTGAAAACTACCCCTGGCACCTTGCAGGTGGTCAATCAGGCAGTTATTAACCGAACAGGTGCAACTCAATACACCTCAACTTACAACCCAAGCGTCACCTCATACGGTACAAAGACAGTCACCCTTGATGCGCCTTTATCAAGCAACGGGTCAGCTTCAAATCTTGCTTTGTATTTATCTCGCAAGGATGCAACGCCAACAACACTTGTTGAGCAGGTAGATTTTTCAGCACTTGCACTCAACACCCTGTTTCCTGATTTCTTAGCAACAGAGTTGAGCGATCAGGTAAGTGTCAAGCGAACAACAGTTGATGGTCGAGCAATGCAATGGGACCTTGTTGTTGAGGGTATGAATCACAACATTACATCTGATAGTTGGCGGGTTTCGTATATGACATCTGCCATTAACCCTTACTCCATCACGATTTAGGGGGAGCGATGCCACTATGCCCGCAAATTACTAACACGCCAGTAACAGTCACTCAAACTTCAGACTTTACTGTTTCAAGCGTTTCACCTGTTGTTCCTGCAACTACCGGCGATGTTGCCTTGGCGCAAGCGGCGGCAACTGCTGCTCAATCAGATGCGACTGCAGCTCAGGCAACTGCCGATGGTAAAAACAAGATTTACCGACAGGGAACAACACCAACAGGAACATTTGCAGTAGGTGACCTTTGGTTCAATACTTCAAGTGATAACGCAATGTCTCGCTGGGATGGATCATCATTTGTTGCAACTACTCTTGGCAACAACGCTCTTGCAAGCATCTCGGCAAATAAGATTACGGCTGGAACTATTGATGCTTCAGTCATTACCGTTTCAAACCTTAACGCTGGAAACATCACAACGGGAACAATCAATTCAATAGCTTTTAACAACGGTTCAGGAACTTTTGCCGTCACTTCAGGCGGTGCGCTGACTGCCTCATCTGCAACCATTACTGGCACAATCAACGCCAACTCAGGTTATCTTGGTTCATCATCAAATGGTTGGAATTTTTCAAGTAGCGGATACCTGACAAACTCAGGTGGCTCAACAATTTTGTATCCGACAACAACGCCTGGTGGAAACGCCACTACATACTCTGTTTATACAGATCGCGGCGTTTATGCAGAGCGTTTATACATAACAGGCAACCAAGCATCTGCGGTTTATTCCAGCGGTGGCGTGTATGCAATCGGCACTCTTGCTGGCGCCAATGCTGCTTTCTTAGTCAATAGTTCAGGGTCTATCACTGCCGTTGTGAACATTACTCAATCAGGAACCCTGACTGGCAACACCGGCATCACATCAAGCGGTGCAATTACCACTTCAAGCAACATTTCTACCACTAGCTCAGGAACTATTACTGCTTCAGGAAACATTACCGCCAGTGCATACATCTACAACCCTGGTTATCAAGTTTCAACTGCAGGCGGTGCGGCAAGAATCAATGATGCCTCAACACCAACTGCTCGACTTGTTGCAGCTTCGGGTTCAAGTATCCGATTTAAAAAAGATGTTGTCACAATCCAAGATGTCAGCGAGCTAAACCCACGGCTTTTATTGACCGTACCCGTCAAAGCATTTAGATACCGTGATGATTACCTAGACCTTGAAGATGAGCGTTCAGGCGTACTGGTTCCAGGATTTATCGCCGAAGAATTAGATGCAATCTATCCAGTAGCAGTAGATCACGACAATCAAGGTCGTGCCTCTCGTTGGAGTTCAGATTTTATTGTGCCTGGATTGTTGGCATTGATACAAGAACAAGAAGCAAGAATCACAAAACTAGAGGGGGCGTAATGTCGCAAGAAATAGAAATCACGGAAGTTCTTAAATTCCTACGGGAAACAATCGGCAACCAAGCACAAGAGATTGCAGTGCTAAAAGCCACGCTAGAAACACACACCACAACTGACTCATAACGGAGAAACCGCGCAAATGACACCAATGAACTGGGCTGGATTTGTAGCATCACTGATTGCAATAGTTGCAGGATGTGCTGCAGGGGTGAGATGGCTTGTTAAGCATTACCTTGCAGAATTGAAGCCCAACGGTGGCAACTCAATGCGCGACTCAATCAATCGCCTAGAGGCTCAAATGGAAATTGTCCTTGAACTACTAGCT